AGAAGGTAATGGCTACATTCCTGTGCCGCCAGCTGTTCTTTCTGTCGTCAATATATTCCCTATCACTGATAGCACAACATCCAATATGTTTGACCTTAGATATCAGTTGAGGTTAAATGATTTGTATGACTTTTCATCCACCTCTATTATGGAATATCAAATGACGTTGCAACATCTAGACTTTCTAGAACATGTGTTAGTTGGTGAGATTCCTATTCGTTTCAGCCAGCATCAACAAAGACTTTATCTTGATATGGATTGGAACAATGATATTGAGGTTGATGAATATATCATCATTGAGTGTTATAGGAAGCTTGACCCAACATCATTTACAGATGTGTTTAATGACATGTATCTGAAGAGATATGCAACTGCTCTCATTAAAAGACAATGGGGTGCAAACTTATCAAAGTTTAATGGTGTCACAATGTTGGGAGGTGTCACGATGAATGGTGATACTCTTTACTCACAAGCACAAGAGGAATTACAAAGATTAGAAGAACAAATTCAACTTGCATTTGAGTTGCCCGTCAACTACATGATAGGATAAACCATGCCTGTTAATTCCATATTTCATACCAGTAATTCTCATGCAATCACAACAGAGCAGAATCTCTATAGAGATTTGCTTGCAGAAGCCATTCAGATATTCGGCCATGATGTTCATTATCTAGACAGGACTATTGTGGCAGAAGATACTCTTTTGGGAGAAGATACACTTTCAAAGTTTAGTTCTTCTGCTAAGATTGAAATGTATGTTGAGAATGCAGAAGGTGGTTATGAAGGTGAAAGGGAATTGATGAATAAGTTTGGTTTACAAAACCTAAGTGATGTAACCTTTGTAGTAGCAAAACACAGATTTCAACAGTTAACAAAACAGATTACAATTGAGAGTGGCACAGACACTACAGGTGGTGCCATACTTCTAGAGTCTGGAACTATTGATATGTCCTCTGATGCAATTGTATTTGAAGGAGAAACCTTCTATATTCTTAATGAGACTGATGCAACAGATTCAGATAGACCACTTGAAGGGGATTTGATTTTTCATCCAATTTTGAAGAAACTGTTTTCCGTGAATTTTGTTGACCACGATGAACCTTTTCATCAATTAGATAACAATCCAGCTTATAGATTACGGTGCCGCACCTTTGATTATAGTTCTGAGATGTTGGATACAGGTATTGACACGATTGATGCAATTGAAGATGCACTTTCAACAGATGCACTTGTTTATCAAATCACTCTGGAACAATCGAGTGCTGTGAATGAACCTATTAGAATTCATGACACTGCAACAACTAGAGGATTGTTGTTAGATGAAACAGATAGTGACAACATCATAGGTGAAAACGATAGTAGTTCTGTTGGTGAAAGCATACTTCTTGAGACAGGCACTAATGATTATCTGTTACAAGAAGAATATATAATAGGCACGGGCGGAGCAAACACTGGTAGTCTTGATAATACGGCACAGAATGAGTTGTTTGAAAGTTTAGATGATGACGTGTTAGATTTCACTGAAAGTAATCCATTTGGTGATGCAGGGAGTAAAGGTTAATGTTAGGCTCACAATTTTATCATGAGACAATAAGAAAGGTTGTTGTTGCATTCGGAACCTTGTTCAATGGTATCCAGTTGGTTCGTAAAGACAATGACGGAACCATTGTGCAATCCATGAAAGTGCCTTTGGCCTATGGTCCGAGACAAAAGTTTCTTGTTAGATTAAGAGAAGACCCTGATCTTACAAAACAGGTAGCGATTACACTTCCACGTATTGGGTTTGAGATTCAAAATTTAACTTACGATCCTAGTAGAAAATTGAATCGGGTACAAAAGTTTAAGAAAACTAAAACAGGAAACAATAGCAAACTTGATATACAATATATGCCAGTTCCATACAACTTGGATTTTGAGTTGTACATAATGGCAAAGAATTCTGATGATGCATTACAAATCGTAGAACAGATTCTTCCTTACTTTCAACCTGATTATACTCTCACAATTAATGATATGGCCGATATGGGTATCAAGAGAGATGTACCAATCATTCTGAACAGCATATCATATGAGGATGACTATGAGGGTGATTTTGAAACAAGACGAGCCATAATCTATACATTGTCTTTTACGACTAAGTTCTATCTTTATGGTCCGATTACTGATTCCGGTGTCATTAAGACTGCCATTGTTGATCAGTATACTAATGTTCAGGCAGAGGCACCAGCAAGAGAGCAGAGATACACAGTCACACCAGATCCAACTACTGCTGTTGCTGATGATGATTTTGGATTTAATGAGGCCACATCTTTCTTCCAAGACTCAAAGGTCAGAGATAACACCACAGGCGATGATAAGTTGACAGAATGAACAATGAAATTGATAAAGCTTTAGGTGTGGTTCAAGATATTGAATTCAATCCTCCTGTTGAAAGAAAACTGAATCCAATACAAGTATCTAATAATGAAGCAGATATAGAAAATGATTATGCGTATCAAAGACAAAACTTTTACAATCTGGTTGAACGTGGCTCTGATGCAATTGAAGGTATTCTTGAATTGGCTAGGGAAAGTGATGCTCCACGAGCGTATGAAGTCGCCGGTAATTTAATTAAGCAAGTTGCAGAGGTGACAGAAAAACTTGGTGACCTTCAAGAGAAAATGAAACGTCTCAAAGAAGTTCCAAGTAATGCACCAAAGAATGTCACCAATGCACTGTTTGTGGGAAGCACTGCTGAATTGCAGAAAATGTTAAAAGAAAAATAGGGTATGGCTGACCAAAATCAATATCTGGGCAATCCCAATCTTAAGAAAACAAATACTCCGGTAGAGTTCACGAAAGAGAACATTATCGAATATCATAAGTGTGCAGAAGACCCAATTTACTTTGTTAAGAACTATGTTCAAATCGTTTCTCTTGATCATGGGTTAGTCCCGTTTGAAATGTATGACTTTCAAGAGGGTATGGTTTCAACCATGCACGATAATAGGTTTTCTATTTTTAAACTACCTAGACAGTCAGGCAAATCAACCATCATTATCTCATATCTCTTACACTATGCATTATTCAATGCAAACGTAAATATCGCTGTTCTTGCAAATAAATCTAGCACCGCAAGAGACATTCTTAGCAGGCTACAACTTGCATATGAAAACTTACCTAAATGGATGCAACAAGGTATTATTGCGTGGAACAAGGGTAATATTGAGTTAGAGAATGGTAGTAAGATTATCGCTGCATCAACATCCTCAAGTGCCATTCGTGGTGGTTCTTATAATATCATCTTTCTAGACGAGTTTGCGTTTGTTCCTTCAAATGTAGCAGAACAATTTTTTGCATCTGTCTATCCTACCATTACCTCTGGTCAGAACACAAAGGTTATCATTGTTTCTACACCACATGGTATGAACATGTTTTATAAGATATGGGTAGATGCACAGGAAAAAAGAAATGATTATATCGCAACAGAGGTGCATTGGAGTGAAGTTCCTGGCCGTGATGAAGCATGGAAAGAAGAGACAATAAGAAACACTTCTGAGTCACAATTTAACTCTGAGTTTGAATGTGAGTTTTTAGGCTCAATTGATACTTTAATAAGCTCACGTAGGTTAAAAACTTTAGTATACAGAAATCCAATTCAATCAAATGCAGGATTGGATATTTATGCCCGGCCAGAAAAAGACAATGTGTATATGATAACTGCTGATGTTTCGCGTGGAACCGCAAATGACTATTCTGCTTTTGTAGTCTTTGATGTGACCGAGATACCATATAAAGCAGTTGCAAAGTTTAGAGATAATGAAATCAAACCGCTTCTGTTTCCCACAAAAATACATGAAGTTGCAAAGGCGTACAATCAAGCATATGTGATGGTAGAGGTGAATGACATAGGTGAGCAGGTCGCTAACGCTTTACAGTTTGATCTTGAGTATGACAACCTAGTCATGGCTTCGATGCGAGGACGGGCCGGACAAGTCCTTGGAGCGGGTTTCTCAGGCGGCAGAGCGCAATTGGGTGTAAGAACAACAAAGGCTGTTAAGAAGATTGGTTGCTCTAATCTTAAACAATTGATAGAGGACAATAAACTAATAATAGAAGATTATGATTCTGTCAATGAACTGTCCACTTTTATAGTCAGAGGTTCATCCTATCAAGCAGACGATGGATG